GCAAAGGTATCTTCTGATGCTATGGTAAAATCAAACGAGGTTGAATAATCACGTTGATCATCCAGTTCAATGTCATAGTTCAATCGTTCCAAGATGGGAATGATCTCGGGTAGCAAGTTTGTATAAGTGCTGCCGCCCAGTTGGAAATAACTTACTTTGCCATCCCAACGTCCAAGTCGAACTGCTGGAAGATATCTTGCGTATGGAACGTCGTATTTAAAGGCATTAACCAGCGCCTTGCGAGCGTCAAGATCAAGCCCTTCAATCTTGATGTTAACCTCGTCCCGGATTACAATTGTTGCTGTTTTCATTAAATAATAAATTGATTTTGTTGCATGCTTAACCAATTACTGTAAAGATTTTTATTGTTTTTTGGCAATGAATATCCTAGGATAGCTTCTAGAGAATTTATCACATTGCCGTTTTTAACATCTTCCAATTTTACTATTCTATCAGTATGTTGGGAAACTAATTTAGAAAAGTCCATTAGAACTTGAGCGTATTCCTCGATGTTGTTTACGTTGCACACCTTTTGCATCTCTTCCCATACATGTGGACGATGACAGTTTTTAAATCTTCTAGCTGCCCATAATGCAACATCAAAATCTTCTACAGTTATAGAAACAAATTTATGTTTTTGTTGTATATGATAGTCTAAATCGTGGCTCGGAATACTGGAATACAATTTACTCATGTCATGTAAATATTGATCTTTCTCCTGGTTTGATCCAAACAGATGAGGTTTTTTAAGTTGTATCCTATTGGTATTGTGTAATACTGTTTTAAGTGTTGAATTAAATTTTGCATCGCTGGGATCGATTATTGCAGACACAAGGTCGCCACAAGTGCCACCTGTATAACACACAATTGTTAGATTACTATAGTCCATGGATTACCTTTATACACAAACCAAAACTTTAAATTACCATTGGTGGTATCGGGATTTTCCAATTGGTTGTAATAGCCATTGTGGTCCGGTACCTTCTTTTCGAAATTAATATCATGCCATACCAATTCAAGTCCTAGTTTTTGCTTTAAACTATGTGCCCAATCTAAGAAATGTTGTTCCATATCTGTTGTTAGTCGGTTTAGTCCCGAAACTTGCGTGTCTCTAAAACTATAAAAAAATCTACACCCAGGATTCATCGCTTTTGTATATTCTTCGCAATGCCCAGTTATATTTTCTAGTTCTGTCCAGATGTCACCTCGATTATTGACTACTGCAAAATTATCTGCCTTGGGAACTAATATGTCTTGAAGACTATCTCTAGATTTACAAATGATAGCGGACGGATAAAATGTTTGTACTACCGGATGCATTTCTATTACATCAATCTCCGGCCATAGATCTTTAAGATAATATCCCGAACTAGCAAAAAATACAGTACGGCCAGGTTGACAGTTTTTTAAAATACTGTAATCGTAAGAGTCGACTTGAGCACAGGTTGGATTTTTTCGATTCCATAGCCAGTATTGATGTTTGAGTCTACCCAACCGATATCTAATGTATTGAGTTTTCCAGTCGGGCTTAATTGCGCTTTGGTTAAAAAATTCAATTATCTTTTTTTGCATTGAGTTTTCTTATGTAATAATGTCTATCAGGAATTGCCCAAGTGAAATTTTGTCCGTAGTCAACGTAATCTAAACTTAGATCAACGATATCTAATTCTGGCAAATTCTTTTTTAACCATTGAGTAATAGCCAACGGAAAGTTTGAATCTAATGTCAGATCATGAAAACTATTGTCAAGATTAATATAATGTCGATTTAAACATAGATACAATGCCGGGCATTGTGACATGTAATATCTTATTTGCTCAATAATAAACTGACACGGATATCTGCTAAATTTTTGATCTGTTATTACTACCAATTCTGCATCACTGCTCTGCTCACAACGAATTACCGATAGATCGCCAAATACGTCAGTGTCTATTTTAAATTTTACTTTATTGTATCCGTTGAGTTTTATAAAATCTTCGATTTGTTTTTCTCTACGTAACTTCACGTCGTCAACAAAAAAGTTTCTTTGGAGTTGATTGAATGTTTTGGCCCATTTATAAAGTGGGCGAGTAGGAACGATCTCAACAGGTTTGAGAGGAGTGGAAAGATTCATTTGTATTTTTGTAAGACTAGTTTAGCAGGTTGTTCACTATTTGCTACAACAACATATTCAACTATTTGCCAATCTGTAATATCAATACCGGAATCATATTCAGTCAGTTGGCCAACTTGTAACAAATATTTAGCAACGTCGTCGAGATTATGCCAAAATGATCCAACAGTATTCCATTTTGATTTTTCAGTCCAATAAAACAGTTTTTTCTGAAGGAAAAGTTTAGTTAATCTATGTTGTATTTTATATAGAGTCATGTGTGTAGTATACACTATTTTTTTTAAATGTCAAAAAAACAGGCTCCGAAGAGCCTGTGTAAATGAATCGCTCTAGCGATTCAGGAGCTAACCAAACGCACTACCCTCAAAAAATCAATGCCATTGCTGATGCAAAATTTGCGGCGCTGATCACAAGACCAATCCAGCCCAATGTATCGTGCCCCGACTCAAAAAAGTCCTTGGACAATTTCCAAGTCCACCAGCTCAAAAACAAATCAACTATTACCATTACATCACCGCAAAGATAAAAATAATCACTGCCGCAATAGGATGTCCAAACAACAAAGCCATCATGGCCAGTATAGTTCCATAAAATGCCCGGTCTGAATCCACTGTTGTTCCTTTATCGGAGGGGTCTTATTGACATTGCCCCTACGCACACTGCGGGGTCAATCTATCTGGATGCCTTCAATTTCGTCTGAAATATCTGCTACTGTATTAGCAACATCTTGCAACTCGGCGGCAATATCATCATACTCTTCACGACCATTGATCACTTCGGTAATCAAACTGTAGGCTTCTGCCAGCTTGGTAATCTGTTCAAACTTGTCCATGCTCATATTCATGCTCCGTAGTATTCCAAACTCTTGACCGTAAAGCCCGCTTCCCGAGCCTCGTCTGCTTCGTACGGTGTGTCCACACTATACAGATACACGTCACCGTCCCACACTTGATACATATTATGCTCCTGCGGGTTTCATGCAAGTTGTTTCTGCAAGACGCTTCCAGTTCAGCACTGACATCTTGCGCAAATCTGCAATCTTCAGCGCCATACGCAATGACATTTCACGCAGGCGAGTCTTGTTTTCGTCCATGAACGTGATGATGTCGTCTTGCACAGCAGTATCAAAATCATAGTCCTTGAATAACTCGCCGTCTGCGGCAATTTGCTTGATACGCAACACTTTGTCACGCATGGTGTCCAAGGTCAAGTCCAGGTAGTGGCAACGACTTTGCAGTGCATCCAAGTGATCGCGCAACTTTTGCGATTTCATTGTGTCAAACTTCAAGTTGGTAATAAAGATCACTGATCCTTTGAATTCGAACTGATCAGGAATGCCTTCGCGGCGCAAAGTGCTGGACTCAGACAACCAGGAGATTTTGCGTTTTTTGCCGGAGTCAAGAGCACCTTTGAGGAGGTTAAGAGATACATCGTCGAGTAGAATGCTATCACAATCATCGAATACAACCACGCAATTCGAATCCGAATATTTGTAAAGGGTTTGATAAAGCCCGATCGGCGTGGCACTACCCTTAACCACTTCGGCACGAAGTCGTTTACCCGCCAACTTATCAAACAAACAGGCTTTGTCAATTTCTTGCTCCACTCCATAACTTTTACCAACGCCGGGTGGGCCCGACACAATCATAGCACGAATGTCTCCGGATACCGACGCTTTGGTCATCTCATGCAGGATATCAAAACGCTCGCGAATACGAGCCATTGCTTCTTCATCAGTTTCCTGGGGACGAGCAGGTTGCTCGAGTTTTATTACATTGTCTTGTGCCATGGCACTAGTATACTCAACATCGTTGATGCTGTCAACACGCACACGAATCGTATTGGGACAATTTGGGAAGGCACCGTTGTTTTCAACAGTGACGAAGTTGCCTTTGGCGCCAGTTTGGAAACCTGACACAAGAGCAAACACTTGATTAGAAATAACCTTGTTGCGATACTCGCCACGCACAATACGAACTGAACTCATTTTAGCTCCAAAAAGTTGTTGAGGGGTTTTGTTGTTATGTGTGTATTATAGCAAATTGGGAATTATTGGTCAAGCCAATTCTTCGACAATTTCGTCATTGTCGATTAGTACTTGAGTACTAGGTTCACTACGCCAGCGAAATTGCACAGGCTTGTCTAGGTTCACAGTATATTGAACTTTGCCGCCGTATTTCACCCGGCTGTCAATTACAGTGCCCCGAACAGTTTCGCCCAGGTAGTTTGCAACAATAGTTTTACCGTCTTTGACCCATGTGCTCATTGCTGGCTCCTTTTTGCGTTGTATGCCCATATTATAGCAAATTGGCTATTATTGGTCAACCGTTTTGTTGTATTCTGCGTCAAACTTTGCTTGGGCAAGTTTGGTATCATAGATCATTTTGGTAGCAAAGCCCAGTGCCGCTACACTGAAAATGCCACCCAGTACTTCTAAGGGTATCAGCAAAATTGCAGCTGGCACTAAGACAGCAACGGCAGTGAGCCCTGCAAGGGTTTTGGCTGTTTCTCGGAGGGCTGTTTTTTGGATAGCGTCCATTTTGTGTTCCTTTCTACTTAATATGCCATTATTATAGCATGAGAAGAATAATAGGTCAAACAAAAAACCCTACAGTTTTGCGGGTTTAAAATGTAATACCAAGGTATTACTTTTCTGTGTAGGGTTTTTGGTGCTTTTCCCGCCGTTTGTAAGCCAGTTTGCTAGGTACTACTTTGGGTTTAAAAGGCAAGTCGCGGTCAAACAACACACGATGAGCCCGTGTGCGGGGTTTGAACTCAATTGTGATTGTTTGTTTTTTCATAGCCCTTATTGTAACCAATTTTGAATAATTGGTCAACCAGACTATTACTTAGCGCCAGTGCTGTAAAACTACAGGGTCCTGCACATCGCCGGGGTTTGGTTTGCCGTGAAACACCAGCACACCAGCACCATCTAGTCTAGTGCCTGTGTTGGGATCATGGTGTTTTCTTCGTTTAAAATCCCAGCCGCCATCTAAACATTCCCACTTCCAACTGCGTATCAATTGTTCGTCAAGATATCTTCTTCTGTTCTGAGAGATAAAATCACTTAAAAAATCTTGGTCTCCTGGGTAGCGTCTTTGAAGCAAAGGAAAATCTTGTTCTCTAAATGACTGCCATACATCAGCAAACTTTGTTGTGTCCCACCACATTACCGAACTGTTGATACCAGTATGCTGTGGTCGCCATAATCGTTTAAAATCTCTTGGGGCCCAGAAATATTCTAGACTTTGGTGTGTAATCCAATCTATGTTGTCTGTGATCACTGTGTCAAGATCAAAATACAACAGCGGTCCTTGGTAGTGTTTGTGATTAAACAGTTGCAGTTTATACCACCAGGCTTTTCTGGGGCCGCTGACTTTTAAATCTTTTAATTCATGCTTTACCATGTGCTCAGGAACTTTTCGATCTGCTTCGGTATAGACATGCAATCGTATTCCTCGACTTATGTGTCGACTCAACATGTTATACAATCGGTCAACATAGTCCCATGAGTAGGCGGTGCCGTGTATCAAACAGGCACATTGCACAGGTCCCTCAGGGGGTTTACCCGCGGCTTCTGCTAAGGCTCTAAGCCTATCCTTCTTACCCATGTTCCACTTTCAATTTCTTCCACTGTGTATTCAGTATGGCAGATATCTATCAACCATTGTTCTCTATCTTCAATACCATATGCCAAACTAGTTAGATCAACCACAACCGGAACACCTGCTATTGCTGCTTGTATTCCCGGTCCCGAATTATAATTTATCACTAGATCAAAGTCCCAGTGCATATCAAAGCTGTCGTAAGTGTCGGCTAGCTTTCTAGGCTGTTCCCACGACACATGCTTAGGAAAACGATTACGATCCAACGGGCAACGTGGATGTGGACGAACAACAACTTGCTTGTCGATGTTTTCAATCTGTTTTAGATACCATGCTTCTTGGTCCACACCTTCAAGTTGTAGGCTACGATTGTGCTGTCCAGCCACAAGAACACGTCCGTGATTGAGAGGATTGGTCTGTAATGCTACTCCTAGCTTGCGTGGGCGATCAGGATCTTGATCTAGCAAGTGTCCGTAATATCCTGTAGCATTAACATTGTTGAGTGCAATCTTCCAAGTAATACCTCTGTTTAGCGCACCTATTTCGATGCATACAACAGGGCGACCTTGACCTCGATAATAACGATACACATCTTGATTGGCCGCCATTCTACCGTTCCACAACACTGACCAAATCACAGCTATGTCGGCATCGTAGCTGCTGGGCAACACTTCAAATCCATGAGCTTGCAATGAACTCATGACCGCGGCAATAACCGGCCCCGAGTTTAGGGCACATTGCAAAGGAAAATAGGTCACTGTTTTGGCCACTAAATATCTCGCATGAAGTATTCAGTAATTACCTCTTTTCACCAGGCCGGGTTAGAACAATATGGCCAACGCATGATCGACACGTTTGAGCAGTATTGGCCAGCCGAAGTTGATCTAATTGTGCTCGCAGAGAACTGCACACCTCGAACAACAAGACCAAATACTCGAGTTGTTGACTTGTTGGAAGCTAGTCCAGATTTACGTGCATTTGTAGAACGCCACAAGAACAATCCACTAGCACACGGCAAGGCAGGTCCTCCTGATGTGTTTAATCCCAAAAAGCAATTCCGTTGGGACGCTGTTCGTTTCTGCTATAAAGTGTTTGCTAAATCAGTTGCAGCCGATATGATTGATTCGGGTTGGATGATTTGGATAGATGCTGATACGATTACACATACTCCAGTATCTTTAAATTTCCTAAGCACAGTATGTCCATCAAAGTCTATGGTTAGCTATTTAGGACGTGGCGAGAAATATCATTCAGAGTGCGGCTGGGTAGCATACAATCTAGATGCATCTGAGTGCCGACAGTTTATCCGTGATTTTGTAAACATGTATAACAATGATGCAATTTTCCAAGAGCGTGAGTGGCACGACAGTTATATTTTTGATGTTTTGAGAAAGCGTATCCAAGGACGTTGTAGTTTTCATAACTTAAATCCTAGCTGGGACGACAAAGGACTTGCAGGACATCCGTTTATTAATTCAGAGTTAGGCAAACACATGGATCATGTTAAAGGTGACCGTAAGGTGCAAGGACATTCAAAGCCCAAGGAAGTTGTTTTACATCAAGACCACCCATATTGGCAAAAAGTATTAAGCAAAGGACGCAAATAATGTATCAAGCACACGGATGGTGGTTCCCGGACCAAGACACACACTTCGCAGGAATGTTAGACAAGAATATCAAAAAGGGTGGTGGTCCAGTTTATCAAGAGCCTGTGAGAAAAGTCAGCATGGGATTGTGTAATAATCGAGGACTGGCATTAGATATCGGTGCTAACGTAGGACTATGGAGTCGAGACTTGTGCGAAAACTTTGATCAAGTAATTGCGTTTGAACCTGTTGCAGATTTTAGAGCATGTTTACTTAAAAATGTTGTTGCAGAAAATTTCGATGTTCGTGCTTGTGCGTTAGGCGAACAAGACACACAAATCAACATGGTCATTACTGCCGAAAATACAGGACATAGTCACGTCGACACTAACAGCATTGGAGCAGGGTCTATTCCTATGTATAGATTAGACAGTTTAAATTTATCCAAGATTGATTACATCAAAATTGACTGCGAAGGATATGAGAACACAATTCTGCGTGGTGCTAAAGAAACAATCTTAAAGTATCGTCCCATCATGGTTGTAGAGCACAAGAAGCACAAGGATGTTGGCCACACAGATACTGCACAGGCATTAGATACTCTAGTGAGTTGGGGTGCAAAAATCTTAACTTCTGTTAAGAATGATTATGTGTTAGGCTGGTAAAAAAGGTCGAAACTTGTTGTAAATCGATCCAGCTTTACTTTCGTCATCAGTCCAGTGTGCTGCTGACAAATCCCAAAGCCATTGTTCTCTTGTAGGGGTCAATGGCTTTTCAATTTGTGAGACATCAGAGTTGGACACTTGCCAGGCTACACAATCGGGATCGGACGCAAACACAGGTACACCCGCCAGCACCGACGCTACACAACTAGAGCTATTGAAGAATACACTGGCCCAAGCGTTCTGTAAATCTTGTTGCAATGAACTATTTCTACTCATCGACACATTGGCAAAATTTCTAAACAACGCAGGATTGATTGGATTTTTGGGATGAGGGCGAACTACAATAGGACGATCTGTATGTTGTCTAATTTGCTTTACAGTTTCTAAGGTCCAAGCAGGCATGTCCACACCTTTCATTGCCCATCCACCGTCACGCTGACCACAAACTAGAATGTGTTGTCCATTGCTCCGCCAAGGTTGCAAGGTTAAGTTTAGTTGAGATTTAATCTGATTCCATTTGGCGTCTGTGCTGTTTTTGTTAGCATAGTTGTCAGTGTTGTAGTATACGCCATCTAAACTATAACGCAAGAATATACTGCCGGGGTCAGCAAACTTAAAACAACTACCGTCAATGCTCATTATCTTACGACCAAATCTTTTTTGCTCGTCTATTGCTGTTTGCCGAACCTGTATGTGTGGGCCGGCAATAGTTGTTCCTACCCAACCCAGTATAACTGCTAACTTAGCCGGCACAGTTTGATAAGGTGTTTGAAGTATAGTGTTGGCACCTGCTGCTTTGGCGCCTTGGGCAAATGCCTGCAACACATCTACTTTTCTGTTGCGATCTGCTATGCGTGGCAAACTGCTGAGGTAAACTGCTACATCATGCATGGTATTGCTCTATGATCCGCCAGGCAGTGCCATTTTGCATTTCTTTTTTGGTAAACTGACTGTAAGTCAGCGCACACAACCAATCACCGATTGCGCCGCGATACAAGTTGTTGATGTCCGAAACTTGTGTTCTTGCCACTGCTGTGGTGATATGTCTGTTCAATGTAATGATAGGAACTCCGGCCCATACAGATTCAATTGCTGCTGCACTGGAATCAGAAATCACACAATAGTAATCATCTGATGACATCAACAGGTCATACACTGAATCTCTTGTTTTACGATCCATGTTCTTGGCACGATATTCAACAGGACGATCAGTGTGTTTGGCCAATTCATTGGTCACATGATCACGCCAGGTGTTTCGATGTGTGCCCAGCATACGATAATGATAGTCACTGCTTTCCACCACAAGAATTTTATTACCAGTGGTTCTCCAGGGCCGGGGCATACTTTCTAACAGTTTCAATCTATCAGCGGGAAAATTTGTGTGCAACAAGTTTTGATGTATGTGATCACGGCACAGTCTATGCCAGGGTTTGCCTTTGGCAGCAATAAAGTTAGTATAGCCTGCATCAGTAAACCAAAAAGGTCTACCAGCTAAAATTCGTGATCTAATGGATTCTTCATTGTTGATGATGTTTCGTATCAACACAGGCTCGTGATAATCATCAGTAACTGTATAACAAACATCTGGAAACATGTGCAGGGCGATATTCTTAGTAAATCCTTTGTGTGCAGTATCTACATACCACTCAAGCAACTGAGCATGATTTACTGGCAAAGACGAGTATTGATCTGCTAGCCATTTTACCAAGGGACGATACTGTGCTTTGTAGTTGGCAATCAACTGATCTGTGTATTGTGACAGTTCTCTCTTGATGAGATCGTTAACTTCTCTAAAGTTGATATCCAAAAGTCCAGTTTTGTCCAGTCGTTTTTGTATCTTGTCAACATAAGCATTAAGTTCGGTATAAGGTATTGGCTTGCGTTTGTATGCTTGTGTTAGAATTCTTCGAGCCAATGGCTCTACAAGCTCTTCTCTGTTAACTATTACTTGCATAATTTTCTTGTAGTATGCGCCAAGCCGTGCCTGATTCAACTTCAGGATTGGAAAATTGATTGTAACTTAGCCAGCGCAACCATGTTTCAGTTTGTTCCGAACTCACAGATGGTAAATTATCTATTTGTTCAATCTTTCCACTGATCTGTGTGCAGGCACTGGGACCTAGACTCACTACAGGTATACCATGTTGTGCTGCTTCTACTCCACAGTTACTGGCCCATACTACCACGGCATTGATGTCATTTTGTAATGCTTGGACAAAAGTATCTGAAGTTACTCTAACTTCTCTGCTGGGCGGTCGCTGTCTAACAATTACTTCTCTGTCTGTATAAGATTTGATGTTGGAGATAGTTTGTTTCAGCCAGGTGTCAGGGTCTGGCAATCCATATGCACCGGATACCTTGGGGTCAATGGGAATAACCATTATTTTACTGCCGCGATTAAAAATTGTTCTATTGATCTTGAGTCGGTTTAGTCTATCATCAGGCCTTGGCTGTATAGGTAATGTGACTTGAAAACTATTTTTGCTGATTCTAAACCAAGTCTTAAACATTCTATTGCCTAGATATCCTGTGTCGATATACCAGTAGTCCAGTCCATGTTTTTCTGCTTGAGTTCTGGCGGCACTTTTGCTTATGCCCGAAAACGCCATTGGCAATGTAGTGTTGGCATATACTTCTTCTACATCATGCACCATTCTGCCGCCTACGGCTCTGACGAATGGTCCCACCCATTTGTCTTTTTTAGCGGCCCCCAACATTGTGGGATTATCCCCCATTGAGGATCCCCCAAGCTGTTCCGTTGCTCATTTCATCAAACGTAAACTGGCTATAACTCAAATGTCGCAACCATGCATCACGCTCGTCATAGGAAGGAATGTATGGCTTTTCAATATCCGCTAGAGTATTTGAACATACTACGCCAGCAGCGTTTGGTCCTAACGTAATGGCTGGCTTGCCTAGCATAACTGCTTCACATGCTGCCACTGAGTTGTATGTTACTAGACAATGAACATCGTTGGCCAGGGCTTCTTCCATTGTGTCCACAGCCATGCGATCATTGCGAGGACGTTTTTGTCTAACTTCAATGGGACGATCAGTATGTTTTTTAATTTCTTCAATGGTTTCTGCAATCCATTGTTTTTGATCTATATCCCACATTGTGAAACTTTTAACACTGGGTGGTGCTAACAAAATCTTACGCCCGGGCGCGAAGTTTTTTAACTTTACATCACACGGCACAAGCCTGTCTGCAGGACGATCAATAATGTCACGAATGTCATGCACATTGTTCTTGATTATTCTAAAATAAACTTTGCGTCCGTGATTACCAAAATAACCATTATCAATATAGTAATATTCCCTTCCTTGCTGGGCAGCAAGTTTAACCCAACGAGTAAACTTCATGCCACGCACACAAATAGGGTATTCGATAGGATATTCAAATGCTTCAACTGCCGACAACAATTTTCCGTTGCATCCTTCGGCGAATCGATTTACAAACGCTGCCTGTCGATCCAGAACCGGCATGTCTGCACCTTTTCGATTTATACATAATACCGTTTTCATACTCGTTGCTGACAATAATCAGTTAACATGTGTTCACGATGCCATTCATCACCTTGTGGTGTAGTGGCAAATTCATGAAAGCAAGGCGTGCCCAGGGTGTAATGCAATAACTTGGCATTGGGATTTGGCCCGTATTCATCGGGCAACCAGTTCCACTCTCTAGGTAATTCTCCTATGCGTTCATCGTCTATCCAGGTAAAACGATGAAGTTCTGCACCGGTACTTCGCTGAATAAAGTCAGGAGTAAGTTTGCGATTAGGATAGCTGCTGCAATTCCATAAAATAACA